CTTTGCTCCTGGGACGATCGGCAGATCTGGCGGCTTTTTGCGGATCAGGGGGCCGGGGGGAACCCAAAAAACCCAGACCCCCTAGCCTGCACGGAGCGGCGTTGCAGCTCATTTTTGCTAACCGTCAAAAAATGTTACAATCAAACGAATTTTTCTTTTGAACTTAGCGGAATTGAGTCGGATGCCGCGTGTCTCTGCTGCTGCTCGATCGGCTGTCATCGCTGAGCCGCCTCGCTTGCGAACGCCGTCGTCTTTATCTGAAACTGAACGCACCATTTTCGCTGCGGTGGTCAAAGCGTGCGATGCAAAACACTTCAGGCAGAGCGATCTACCGCTGCTTCGCCGTTTCTGTGAACTGACTGCGTTGGCGGACCAGGCCGCGAGCGAGCTACGCCAACATGGGGCTGTAATTAACGGCCGAGCGAGCCCGTGGGTCGTTGTTCAGGAGAAGTGCGTTCGGGGCCTGGTGGCATTAAGCATGCGGCTGCGATTGAGCCCGCAAGCAAGGATTGATGCGAAAACTTTAGGTCGCCAAAATATCTACATGGGACCGAAACCCTGGGAGGACTCGGAATAAACGCATGGTACCAGAGGTCGAGGGTAAAGCAAAATTTTTTGCGTTGATGGCGCGCTATGTCCAGCTAGGGCAGCTGCTCGATGAAGAAAAAATCGAGGCTGGTGACATCGAGGCGGTCGCTGAGGCTGGACTTATCCTCGCTGAAATGGACAAGACCAAAGCCGAGATAGACGCGATAATTGCTCAGTACCAGAGCTAGGTGGTCCTTAATTCCTCCAACTTGGATTTCGGTGTTAGAAGTCGGCTTAAAAGAAATTGAACGTGAGGGCTACCATCCTGGCACTCGCAGGTCATACCAAGTCCTTTGAGCAATTCACCGCGCAATTGATCGCTTCAATTGCTCGCCTCGCAAATCGTCATCAATTGCCGATAGCGTCCGACCGGCTGGCCGCTGACCCTTAACGTCACGCTGACATGAGTGGCATAGCGAAACCCGGGCGGGATTTCCGGCAGCTTAACGACGCCGAATTCTCCAGGCACGAACTCGCGGATATACTCGTCCTCGTCCGGGTTTTCATCGAAGTACTTCCGATCCGCCGCAACTGCCTCATCGACGGTCATGACCGCTTTCGACGGTTTAATGCGTGAGATCGGTTCCATTATTTCCTAGACCATGACGCACATGACGCACTTTTCACTAAAACCCTCCATCGCGCGCATGCGCGCGCGGGGTTGGGGTCATATAGAAATATGCGTCATGGCGCGTCATGAACGAGGTTTTCTTTAATGATTTCAATGATCGGACCATGACGCACTTTTGGGGCCCAAATCCTATTTCACCCACCAACGGCCATCCCACTGCCTGGGTTTGCGCGTCCACCCCTCGCGTTCGAGGATCGCACTGATACGCCGCGAGTCGGCGGTTCCAATCCTGCCGTCGGAGGGAAATCCGAGTCCAAATTTTGCGACTTGCGAAATCGTTACTTTGCGATCCGGCAATCCGGTTAGGTATCTGACGATTGGGTCTTCCCAGGCGTCTGCCTCGTAGCGCGCGTCTTGCTGTGGCCGGATATACGTCTCCTCGAATTTTTTATCCGGCCACCACTGCACACCATGCCGGAACAGTTGTACGGCTTCAGCGAAGAGCTGGTCGCGATCGCGCTTTAAGGCCGGCAGATTGATGGTGGTGGTTTTGACCGGCCAATAGCGCCGCCCGCCGGTTTCATCGCGCAGATAAATGTTTTTATTGGTCGTACCAACGAAGACGCATTGGCGCGGTTCGACTACTTCTTTGCGGCCATAGCTGCGGCGGTAGCGTTCGGTCGTTCTGGTGATGAAGGCCTTCAGCTGATTGGTCTCGGCCCGACTCATAGCGTGGAGTTCGGTTACCTCGATCCACCATTTGCCGCGCAAGTGCTGACTGACGTCTTTGCCGGCGGTGGCGATATCCGGCAAGTGATCCGAAAACCAATCGCCGCCGAGAATTTTACAAGCGGTGGATTTGAATTCGCCCTGCGGACCTTCGAGGATCATCATGTAGTCCGCTTGACAGCCCGGATAAAAAATTCGCGCCACAGCAGAAACCAAAAACATCTGCCCAATTTTCTTGGTATATTCGTCAATGGGCGCGACACCGAGATAAGTAGTTAACCACATATCGACGCGCTGTTGACTGTCCCATTGTAGGCCATTGAGGTAATTGCGCACCGGATGAAAGCGGCGCTCGTTAGCGCAAAAGTCTACGGCCTTATGCACGACTTCCTGACCGATGATCGGCAGGCCGCTTAACTGCAGAAATTCTTGAAGAGCGGTAATGTCGACGTCGTGCACCAGCCTTGGCTCGAGCAGATTGACTCCGGAGCCGATTTCCCTGATCAGCATCTCGTCGCAATACATTTCGTCGTGCGCGAGCATACCGACGACGAGCGGATCATTGCGTAAAGCCAGCATGGCGTTGGCGAGATTGCACAGCGGATGGCCTTTGCGATCGCGCTGGCAATATTGCAGCCATGCTGCTCCGACCGGGGTTCCCGTTGTTTGCTGTTGCGTCCCAGTCGGAGGAGCGCCGCCGACTTGCGCCTGCCATTTCTGAAACGATCGTGTAACCTCGGCCAGCAGACGATTGGCATACTTCACACCGATACCGTTCGGAAATTTCGCTAGCTCATCGACGATCTGTTCGACAGTCCAGCCGGCGCGCGCGAGGTGCCAGATTACTTCCTGAAATTTCTCGCTGCGCTGACCTTCCGGGGCGCCATTTTCGGTGAGGTCGCGGAAGTAATCGACTTGCGGTTTAGTAGCAGCGCTCGCTTTCGGTCCGGTAAAGCGCGCCAGGAGGTCATCGAGATAGGCGCCGATTGCGCCCATCTCTTGGCAGGGTCCTTCTTGCAATCCCGAAATGGTGATAAAACGTGCGCAGTTTCGATAAAGCTCGATGCCGGCGTTGCTCTTGCGATTGAGCGTGAACTTGCGATGTAGCTCGATGCCGCCAGCGGCCAGGCCGATGAAGCGCAATCCGCAGCCTGAGACCGTGACTTCACGATAAAGCTTGAGCGTATCGGCCTCGTCGCAGAGCGCTTTAGCCCAGTCGACCAGCTCGCCGGTGACAGCATCGCGCACGTGATCAAGATCGACCGCGGCGACTTCGGAGTCTTTCAGCATGAAGCCGATACCGTTTGCGTCGCCGGCTTTGACAGCAGCAATCGCTTGTTCGTAGGTCCCCCACGTATTCGGATCGTTCGATTTTCCCGCAAAGCCGGGCCTGGAAGCTTGAAACGGCGGCTTAGTCCAGCCGACCTCGCCGTTCTTCTTGCGTATTTTTTTCCAGCGCCAAATCACCCAGCGTTTTTGCTTGATGAGATGCCACAGCGCCTTCGGCAAATTTCCGAGATCGGCAACATAAGTGTGAGGCGTCGTTGTCATTATCGTGTTCCGCTACCAAGCTGACGAAATATGCTGATCAGCCATTTTTCCTGTTTCGGCGACAGCTGGCGCCACATCGTCTTGCCGGTCATGTCGTCGACAAACTCTCGGGTCTTATCGTTCAGATGCTGGTAATGCCGTTGACAGTACATCGCGATCGCATGATGCTGCGGACGGCCGTCGCCGTCGAAATAATCCGTCGGTTCTTGTAGCGGTCGTTTCCGCGCTTCCTCGGCGCGACCTTTTTCGACGCCTTGGCCGTAACTCCACTGCATCTCGACATCGGAATATTTTTTCTCCTCGAGTATGCCCTCGAAGTTTTCGATCACGATCGCCAAATCATTGAAGTTCAATCCCTCCACCGAAGACAATTGCCGCAATTTAACCAACGCAGCTTTTGCTTCATCCTCGAAGTTCGAACCGAACATTCTGACAAATTTACTGACGCGATTAGCGAGTATGCAGGGGCGAAGCTCCTTCTTCGCTGCTTGAGGATCGCAGTGACAGGCGCGATTGTTGAAAGGGCAAATGTGGGTGCTCATGACGCCACCGCGTATTTTTTGCTCTCGTCGCCGACGCAGGTCCAACCGGGAAATTGCTGGCGAGCAAAAATCTCTAAATAAGGCCCGTCACACAGCGTCTCGATGCGCCGGTAGACTTCATCCGGCTTGCGCGAGTGCTCGCGCACCGGAGCAATGATCAGTTCGCGCACACTTTTTGATTTGCGCCGCGGCGAGCCGCGCCGCCCCAACCAGCAGATCTCGGCATTGTGGCGAGTGCCGTGGCCATTGCCCATGAACCAGCCGATACCGCTCTTGTTCTGCTTTGCCCAGCAGAACGCCGAGCCGCTGAATTTGAAGCCCCACATCTGCATCAGCGGCTCGACCAGAAACACCGAGCGCAACGGCACCCACAGAAACAAAAAACAATCCGGCGCCGCGATCGCAGCCAGGGGAATCTCGGCAAGTTGCGTGAATGACAGACAGCCGTAATGCCGCTGCGGCGAGCGGCCCTCACCCCGCGGCGACCATGTCGCATATGCCAATGGCGGATCGGCGAGGATAGCGCCGGGCTCGATATCAGGCAGCGCCATCATTCCAGCACCTCGCGCGGTGCACACGGTGCAAAACCGCATCTCCCGAAAGACCGCGCTCCAATCTCTTTTTTGCGGTCGTGTAGCAGCCACAACTTGCATTTGGCTTAGATGCCGAATCTTTGGTTCTGATTGTTGTGCCGTCACAGTCACAACAAAATAACCACAGCGTGTTTCGAGCTTTTGTTTGCCCGACGGCGTGAACAGCCACCAATCGACCGAAGCGTTGTCCGGTTAAATCCTTCATTCGCCAAGGCCGAGAAAATTTCATGGCTGACTCCAGCAGTGAGTTCTGTGGGAACAAAGCTTGCATCGCCAATCGTTTGGGTCTTCGCTGATGCGTGGCAGCGCTTCGCCGGCGCGAGTCGCCTCGATGATTGTTACGGCGCGATCGCTGGTCGCTTGCGCCAGTTGAACATCGAACGGCACAAGGAAATGCAGTCGCTCACAGGTGTCGGCATTGACGACGCTGAACAGCGCCGGATTGGTGACGTCGAGATAAACCTGATAAACCGCAATTTGCGCGCTGTAGATTCGATAGAGTCCAGTCAGCCCATCGCGCGCGATATCTTTCCAGCCCTTCGCCTTGACGCACTTGTGCTCCCATAATGCCGGATAAAACAATCCGGGCAGATCTGGCCCGGCGATCAGCTTGCCGTCGGCATGACCGCGGAACAGGCCGTCAGCCGCTTCGAATTTGAGTTGATCATCCGGCGCGAACTTGAAGCCGGCATCGATCAGATGCTGGCGGGTCCGCGCTTCTTGGGAATGACCTCTTTCGAAAATGTCTTTAGTCCGCACTGGAAATTCCGGATCGCAGAACCAATCGAATTGAATTTTGCGCAGGCAGTCGGAGCCGATGCTACTGGCACCGAGATACTGCCGGGAATTTTTGCTCGGCGGCTCGGCGCGCTCGATTAAATTATTGAGGGCCAGATTGAACGGATCATCTGCACGCGTCAGACGACTGAGATTGAGGACCATGGTAGACTCATTACGATTTGCGCCGGCGAATAGAGCACGTGCCCGACTTCGATCACGTGATGCGTTCATTCGGTTTCTCTCTTGTTTCCGACGTAGTCGATCTCGCGCGGATCATCGGCCGTCGGCTCGCCGCATTCTTTATCGGCGGTATGAATGACGGTCTCGAGATCGCTAGCCCGCTTCCAGCGTGCTCCTCTCTGGACCGCGCGCCAGCTCATGGCGCCGGTCTCGGCATCGTCGAGTCTGATTTCGATGTGGATCATGAATTTTTGTCCGCGATTTCACGAATGGCGACGCAACGCATCCCGTATTGCCGAAGCACCGTTTTCAGAATCCAGCGCAACGCGCGGATGGGATCGACTCCGGGCAGCGGTTCCAACGTCATGACGAACCTCAAAAAGGGATTCGATCATCGAAGTCCGCTTTGGTTGGGCGAATGATCTTGCCGGAATCCCGCGCGGCTTCAGCTTGAAGAATTAGTTTCCAAGCTCGCATCAGAAAATTCGTCATCATGTTTTCGGTCCAAGCCGCAAGCGGCAGCGACCAATCGATGCCGGCCTGTTCGGTTTGTTCGCCGAGCGTCGGCAAGATCGAAGTCACCACCGCGACGTCACACGGCGACGGCGTGAGCTCGGTCATGCGCACGGCGGCTTCCTGGTCGAGGCCCTCCGCGATCGCTTGTTCGCAACGCGTTTTGATCCAGTCGAAGATCACAGCGGTGGCGATCCATCCCCACTGCGCATCCGTCAGTTTTCCAACTGGTGTCTGCGCCAAGTTGACGGAGTGCAGCGCGATTTTGCGCGCAGCAGAGATGGCGGCGTCGGTCGCCATCTGCTGCCATGCGTCTTCTTTTTTTGCGATCTCGTTCATGCGGATTTATTCATCCATGCCGGACGAGCGATCGCATTTGTTGGGGCGGCTTGCGGCGCCCGCGCCGCAGCCGCCGGCGCTGCTGTTGCGGCCGCTGAGGGCGGACGCTGCTCCGGCTGACGCCAGCCTGATTGCTCGGGCGTGATCACGCTGGCGACCGTGTTCTTTGCTTGATATTTGCCTTCTGCCGGGCGCACTCCGACGCGAGCCATGAAGCGTAAGCCATTAAGTTCGCCCCAACCGGAAATCTTGCGCATTTTTTCCGCGGCTTCGCTGGTGTCATCGGCGCGAATTCCTTTTGCCGATTCCAGCAGTGCTCGGAAAAATTTCATCGAGATTTCGCCGGCCTGGGCATGCCCCGGCGTCGTGCCGCGAAGAGTGAACAGCTGCCAAACCTTGCGGCCGTTATAGTCACCGCCGACAACTGTGCATTCGCAATCGATGGCTTCGCTTTCACCGTTAGCGGAGCGCTTCAGCCAGCCCTGATCGTTGCTGCTGCCGGCACCGCCGGGACGTATCTTTAACTCCAATACGTAGTCCGCTTCCGGAATCGCCTCCAACGCTTCGCGCTGTGGCCCGGGTTTGTTGAGATCAAAATCCGTCTCAGTCATGCACGTTCTCCTTCTTTGGTTGTGCGGGTGGTTAGTTTCGTAAGAAGTTTGCCGAGATCCGGCGGCTCAATCATTTCGAGACGACCGGATCGATCCTTGGCGGGGTATTGCCACGGATTGGGGCTAACGCAGACAAAGCCGCGTTCGGGCTTACCGTCACCGAAATCTAAAAATTGATATGAAATAATTTGATCGACGATGCCGGGAATTTCGCGCGAAGTCTTGGCGCCCTCGGCCTGCAGCTGCCACGTCGCGACTCTGAGTTCGTCGACGACGCGCTCGAGGATGCCGACGAAGATGATGTTCTTTGGGCGCGCGTGCTGTAGCTGATTGAGCCACAGGACCATATTGCGCCCGTGCAAGCCATAAGCGCCGCGAATGTCTTTCTTGCCGGTGCGTTCGCTGTAGGCTTCTGGCTGCTGTTCAGCGTGACGAAATGAAAGTCGCGACGCGGCCGTTAGCGAATCCACAAAAATGGTGTCGTAACGATCCAAATTTTCAAGGGCGCCACCGGCGGCTTTATAGTGAGCTTGCGAGTAGCACATGCTCGCCGGAAAGCTTTTATTCGGTCCGCCTATTCTCACGGCCAAATCGCAGCAATCTGACCAGTCTCTCGGCCGGAAGGTATCAACAGGTAAATCGAGCACGGCTTGATCGCCGGCTTCGATGTCCATGAACAAGGTTCGTGGGCAATCGAGATTCCGCAGCTGCCAAGTTTTGCCGACGCCGGTCGTTCCCAGCAGCAAAATTTTAGCGCCGCGCTTTTCAGCAAGTCTTTCGTTTGCACCAATGATTGAAAGCATGGCACTACTTTCTCACCTGAGTGAGCAGCAACTTTGCCGCTTCACTGTTTTGATTGGCCAACGCCTTCACGCCGCCAGAAGCGAAAGCGGCAACAGCTTTCAACAAGTCCGCGAGCCGTTGCGCCGCGCCGGCGTCGAACTTGCAAAAGGCGCCGCGGGTAAGGCGGGCAATCTCTTGGTAAATTTCGCTGACTTCTTTGGAGGTGCCCTCCTGAAACATGAACGCGGGGACACCGAGGTCGGTCGCGCGCGCGAACAGGTCGCCCGCGTCCTCCTCACAGGCGTCCGAAATCAGGATCAGCGCCGCAATCTTTTCCCGAGAATGCTCCTTGCGAACGTGGTCCAATACGCGTCCGATTTGCGTATGGCCCGCTTCACAGCGCACGCGTCGCATGGCGGCGATGAGCGATGGCGCATTGGATAGCCAGGGCGAGGCGACGCATTCGCGATAGCCGCGGTAATAAATCACTTGCATGTCGAGATTACCGGTCGCTGCCGCGGTCTCGAACATCCGCGAGGTTAAGCCGGTGGCTAAATCCCATGTTTCTTCGCGCGATGCCGTGGCATCGACCGCAATAACCACCCTGGCGCGGAGATTCACGCGCTCAAGGAATTCTTTAAGATGCGCACGATCGCCGATAGCGGAAATATTGGTTGCCATGTTTTTTCTCCTCTAATGCCGCGCTACTATTTGCTTCGCCCATTTATCGAAATCCTCGGCAAGCCGTTTCATTGTTTGGCTGTCATTTTGACGCGCGTCGGTTCGGAAGGCGCTTACGGCCGGTCATCAATCGCCCTCCGCAAAGCGGCGGTCCATTGCAGCAATATCGGCGACAGCCGCTGCAATGCTTTTTCCCACTCCATTAAATTTTTTGGTGCTTTCGACTCGTCCTCGGCGAAGAATTTGAACCAATTGAAGAACGGCGCGCCCCACAGGTTGAACGGGCACGGCGCCAGATCGGCGAGTCTTAGCTTGATGCCTCGGTCAGCTGCTCGCTTGAACATGCAGCTGCCGCACAGCGTCTCGTCTTCGTGCGCCAATCGCCCCCAAACGCGATCATGCAGCATCGGCGCCATCATCATGTTTTGATCATCAAAGCTTCGGGTGCAGTCATCACAGCGCATTTTCATCGGGCCACTCTCCGTAATAGGCGGCGCAGCTCGGCGCGGTAGCTCCTGATGGCGTTCCAATTGCGCGAGGGGCGCGGCACGACCAGGAGGCACTTCGAACCGTGCTCGTTGATGAACCGAATTTTGGTGTGCGAGCCGCGGCCGGGCTCGATCTCAGCAGGCAAGCCATGCCGGCGCAGGGTTTCGACGGCGTCGTCGACAAGAGCGTTCATGATACCGCCCTCGCTTTCAACGCCACGGCGTTCTTGACTTCGATGCGCTGATATTCACCACCGTCCCAGCGACCACCGGGACCATCAGGAACGGTGGCGCGGAGGAGCTGTTGTGGCGTTAATTCCGGGCCAGCGACGACCGTCCATGCTCGGTCGGGTTCGATGGCCGATTTTGCTTTTGAAATATCAGGAGAATTAGTTTCAGAATGTACGATAAGGCCATCTGTGTGCCAGCCGATGATACTCGCACCCACGCGCTCCTAAGCCCGGCACGGCACTTGCGCTTTCCGCAGACTTTTTGGTTCGCTGAGGTCCGCTCAAATGGATCTTCGCAGATCAGGCAGCGAAGGTGATAGAAGCTGACGTAACAAGCTTGGCAGCAGAATGCGTTTCGCGAATTGCTGACCGGCCTCGGTAATTGCGCGCGGCAATGAGGATTGCGACAGCGGTGCCGGAGATCTGCCAGCAACATCATCGCGCCTCCGCTTCGAGCTGCGAGAGGCGAGCGCGTGCCCGATCGAGCAATTGCCACTCGACCGACGAAAAGTATGGGAAGGCGCGCTGGAACTCGACGATCAAATAGCGCAGTTCATCGAGGCCGGCGTGCTGTTCTTGATTTCCGCGGACAAGCGGGTTATTTGTCCCGCAGTCGTAGTCACCATGCTGCCGCATGTGATCGACGCCTTCCTTCTTATCTGATCCGAGCTTCCCGGGGTCGACACCTCCTAAGTGAGTGACCCCGGGGCTCGAGGCTTGCCGTCTAGTTGATTTTCAGTTTCCGCCCGTAGCCAACGGCAATCGCATCAGGACGAAGCTCGTCGAAGCTCGTTATTTCCCTCGCAACAGCAAAGCGTCGCCGACGCGGATGCCGCGACGGTTTTCGCTGAGGTGCAGAATTTTGTTGGGGGCTCGTCGCTTTAATGTTTCCCAGGAAACGCCGCTTAGTTTTTCAGCTTCCTGGGGTCCAACGATTTTCAGTAGCTCGACAGGCCAATTCGGCAAATCATCGGCAAGTGCTGGCTTAGCCATCGAATGGTGCTCCTGGTCGCCGATGCGTACGCGTGCATCGTCGTCACCAAAGAAGCGCCTTGGATTTGGGATTCGCTAGGTCTGATGAAATGCAAAAAAATGCAGAAAAATGCAAAAAAAAGAATCAAGGAATCTTGATATTTTCTAGCGGCCACAGTCCCCAGTCTTCGAGGTTGTCGTAAATATATTTCCACTCTACTGCGCGAAGAAATTCATTCGTTTTCGCTGCTACGTGCATACGTTTTGAAAGCAAGTCGGAAAAGGCTTTTCTAGAAAGGCCTTCAGGGAAGACGACTTTGATTTTTAGCAGTCCCATAACCTCATCTTCAATCCACGTTTTGGAAACAACAGACCCGGTTGTGTGAGGCGCAACGAGCGCAAGCGTGGGCGCGGGGGCAGGGGTGGGCGCGGGTGCGGGGGCGGACTCGCATGATTGCTGTGGGTCTGCATCGAAATAGGCCAAGACTTCGTTAGCGTCCTTTATCTTGTCCGCGTGTTGCTCGATCTTTGCGCAGAGTGATGCTTTGTCGAGCGGGCCCTCAGCCTGCAATGGCTTCGCTGCAGCGAGGTTAAATTCGGGGGCGAAGTGAGCCTCCGCGTAGTGAATGACGGGGGCTGGCCCGGCAACGGGCTTTTCTGATTCAGGAACTGGTGTATTTTTATCGGATGCCTTCGCCATGGGTCTGGTCCTTGGCGTGGGTTAGGCCGGCCGAGGCGTTGACGCGCCTCGCCGGCCGGTAAATCATAGATCAAGCACTTCGCAGCGCCACCACTTTCTGGCTTTTTCCCGCAGCAATATCGAGGACGTGCGTGGCCCAGCGAACCCAGGCGCTGTGCTTTTCGCTCTCGTACACCGCCCAATTGTAGGCGTTGCGCTCGAAGTGATTGAGCACGGCCTCGACGATGTGTGGCTGAACGCCGACTTCGCCCATGCCGGTCGCCATGGTGCGGCGGAGATCATGCAGGCGCCAGGGCGTTACTCCGGCGCCAAGCACCCCGTCGAGGATCTGCTTGTTGTGAGCCCAGCGCGAGAAGCCGGCCGCTCCGCCGGCGCCGAACACGAACACACGCTCCTGAGGCTGTTCGTCGCGAGCGCCTTTGAGGATTTCGAGCACGGGCTCGGTCAACGCGATGATGTGGGCGTGCTCGTTCTTGGTGCGCTCTTTCGGCAGTGTGATCGTCGCCCGGTCGAGGTCGACTTCGCTCCAGCGCAGGCCGCCGATTTCCTCGCGACGGGCACCGGTCAGCAGCAACAGCCGGATGATTCGAGCGTAGTCGCTCCCGGCGCCGGTGGCGTTCCAGATTGCGGCGATTTCGGTGTTGCTCAGCACCCGTTCGCGTGAGGTTGGGGTTTGCGGCTTGTTGGTGCCGACTACCGGATTGGCCGTGCACAATCCTTCGCCCATGGCCCAGCCGAACATCCGCGACAGATACGAGCGTGCCAGCTTTGCGCTGCTACTGCCGTGATCGCGAGCGACCGCGCTTACGCAGGTGGCGACGTCCTCGAGGGTGACGTCGGAAATTGCGACGGGGTGGAGCGCGGCAAAGTACGCGCCGCGCTGCAGATAGAGTTCGGCGCCGCGGTACGAGGCCGGGCGGAGTTCGGTTTTCTTGGCGGCGAGATAATTCGCGGCGACTGCTTTGAGGGTGCGAGCTGCTTTCAAGCGGCTCGCGATTTTGTCGGCCTGGGGGTCGCCGCCCATTTCGACCGCGGCCAGAATCCGCCGCGCTGCCTTGCGGGCTTCTTCGGCATTGAGCCGGGCGCCGATCGTCTGGCGTCGGGTGCGGCCGCGGACACGATACTGCGCGATGAACGTCCGTCGACCGCCGGCGCGGATGCGGAATCCGAATCCGGGTAGATCGTCGTCGAAGAAAATCTGGTCGGTCTTGCCGGCGGGAAGCGTCAGGTCAGCGACCGTTTGAGCATCGAGTTTCACGACAGCAATTCCGTCCTGGGAAGCACATGGGAAGCAATTCGCTGCGTTGTGCTGCCTTCCCCTGCATAGCGCATAAGCAGATAAATGGAAGAAAATTCTGAAGTATCAAGCCGCTGTCGCCTGCTGCGCCCGCATGCGGGGGACGCCTAAATGCTTATCCGCTTTCGGGGGTAAAGCGGACATTGGTTAGCGGGCCTCGCCAGTCGAGCATGCTGACGCTCGGACTGGAAGTTAGGATCTCCACGCCTGCAGCGA